GGAGTACAAGAAAAAGGGTGGCGGTTATAAATGAAAGCCCCGCAGAAAAGCCTCAAAGATTGGTCAAGTCAAAACTGGCGCACCAAGTCTGGTAAACCATCGTCTGAAACTGGCGAGAGGTATCTACCTGAGAAGGCAATTAAAGCCCTGACGGCGGCTGAGTATGCGGCAACCACAAGGTCCAAGCGTGAGGCTACAAAAGCTGGAAAGCAGTTTGCCAAGCAACCCAAAAAGATTGCTGAAAAGATCAAGGGGTTTAGATGAAAACCCCAGTCTATGCACGCAAAGAAGGTCAGAACCCAAAGGGTGGTTTGAACGCCAAGGGTCGTGCCGCCGCCAAAGCAGAGGGAATGAATTTAAAGCCTCCAGTCAAGTCAGGGGACAATCCACGCAGGGCATCGTTTTTGGCTCGCATGGGTGGCAATCCTGGCCCTGAATACAAAGATGGTGAACCCACTCGATTGCTGTTGAGTTTGAGGGCGTGGGGTGCATCATCCAAAGCGGACGCACAGGCCAAAGCAAAGAAAATTTCAGCCCGAAACAAGGCGAAGAAGTAAATGCAAATACCTATCCTAAACGGTATTTACACCGACAACACCCCTGAACTGCGGACATCGTACCCAGTCAACCTAGTGCCAGTGCCAAAACAATCAGGCATCAGCAATGGCTTTCTGCGTCCAGGCGATGGCATTGTGTCTAACGGCACAGGCCCAGGCATTGACCGAGGCGGCATCAACTGGCAAGGCAGTTTGTATCGTGTGATGGGCACAAAACTCGTCGAGATCAACAGCACAGGCATAGTGACCACATTGGGTGATGTTGGTGGTCCAACAGATCAACTGGTGACGTTCGATTACAGCTTTGACCAACTAGCGATTGCATCGGGTGGTCGGCTTTACTATTGGGATGGCACAACCCTGACGCAAGTCACAGACCCTGACCTGGGCACGGTGCTAGATTTCTGCTGGGTGGATGGTTACTTTATGACCACTGATGGCGAGTTCTTGATCGTCACTGAGTTATCCAACCCTTTGGCTGTGAATCCGCTAAAGTACGGTTCATCAGAGGTTGACCCTGACCCTGTGGTTGCTTTGCTTAAGTTGCGAAACGAGGTTTATGCGCTGAATAGAAATACCATTGAGGTATTCGATAACGTGGGTGGGGAGTTATTCCCATTTGCCAGAATTGATGGCGCACAGTTGCAAAAGGGTGTAGTGGGCACACAGGCTTGTTGTGTGTTTATTGAACGCATTGCTTTTCTAGGCAGTGGGCGTAACGAAGCCCCAGGTATTTACATCGGGGCGGCGGCAACCAATCAAAAAGTCAGCACCCAAGAAATTGACAACATTCTTCTGGAATACACAGAAGCGCAATTATCTTTGGTGAAGCTAGAAGCCAGAAACGACAAGAACCACCAACATCTTTATGTACATTTGCCTGACCAAACCTTGGTATATGACGCATCTGCATCCGAGGCTTTGCAAACTCCTATCTGGTTTGTTTTAGTCAGCACATTGGATGGCCTTGCTCAATACAGGGCACGCAACATGGTGTGGGTCTACGATAAGTGGATGGTGGGTGACCCGCAAAGCACCAGCATTGGCTATCTGGTGCAAGACATTGGAAGTCACTGGGGCCAACAAGTGCGCTGGGAGTTTGGCACGATGATCGTCTACAACGAGAGCAATGGTGCTTTGTTCAACGAATTGGAATTGGTTAGTCTTACTGGTAGCGTTGCCCTTGGCAAGAATCCACAAATCAGCACAAGTTACAGCGTGGATGGCAAAGCCTATTCACAAGAACGATTCATTTCTGTTGGCACGATTGGCAATACTAAAAAACGACTTGCATGGTTTCAGCAGGGGCACATGAGGAACTGGCGCATTCAGCGTTTCCGTGGCGACAGTGATGCCCATGTATCTTATGTGCGCTTAGAAGCACAGATCGAAGCACTGGCGTACTGATGGCAACCGCACCTGTTTCCCGCAGACTGAACCTGACGCGAGACCAGCTTGCTGAGTTTCTGACTGACCAACAGCAGATCAGGCAATTTGAATTGCTGTTTTCTACGGTTGACACATTGCAAGTCATCATTGGAACTGATTTTGAATTTCAAGCAGACAATGCCGCGGCTACGGCAAATGAGGCACTGGCCCAGATAGTTGCCCTCACGCAAAACACTGCGGTAGAAGATGCTGTAATGAATGCCAAGATTCAACAAGCACTGGATGCTTTGACAAGGCTGGCGCAATCGCTGGAATTGCTTGCACTTGCCCCTGTGCGTAATAATGTGGAACTGGCGCACGATGTAAATGGCATTTTGCCTTATGCAAACCAAACCCCAAGGGTGAGATCAAATCAGGTGCTGACATGGCTTTCGATGTAATCACTCCTGTTAAATTAGGTCAAGCCGCCATCACCACTGGCGTGACTACGCTTTACACAGTACCAGCGGCAACTAGAACGCTGCTCAAAGAATTTAGCATTGCAAACACAACTGCCGCTGATATAAACGTGCGTGTGTTTTTAGTGCCATCAGCAGGGACGGCTGGAACGTCAAACGCTTTTCTGTACGATGTGCCTGTGCCAACGGCAAACGCCTTGCAATACAACGGCGTTGAGGTGCTTAATGCTGGCGACACCATTCAAATTCAGGCTGTATCAACAGGTTTGACCATCATTGCCAGCGGCGCAGAAGCCACTTAAGGAGCAAACATGACAGTAACAGTAAAAGTGCTGATTCCAGCCAAACAAGCGGAAAACGCTCAGACCACACAATATACAGCCACCAACTGTAAAACCATTATTGACAAATTCACCGCCACCAATACTACAGCAGGTAATGTGACGATCAGCGTCAATTTGGTTATCAGTGGAGGGTCGGCGGCAACATCAAATTTGATTGTGGATACCCGCAGTCTTGCGCCTGATGAAACTTACACTTTCCCTGAATTGGTTGGGCAGGTGCTTGAACCAAGTGGGTTTATCTCGACAATTGCAAGTGCCGCCACATCACTGACCATCCGCGCATCTGGGCGCGAAATCACTTAAGGAGAATAGCATGGACAAATTTATGATGATGCCCAAGGGGTTTATGGGCTTGCCGATGGATGAAGAATTCATCACCAATGCCGAAAACAAAAAGAACTACGCCATTGCGGTGCAGGATTGGAACTATGGCCCAGAAATGCCAACAAATGAGCCAGGGGCCAATAAAGAGTTTTACGTGGGTTTGGCAGAGGCGATGCAGTGTGATGAAAAAGACGCACGGCGCAAACATTGTTCAAACTGTGATTACTACGACAACTCATTTATGACCCAAGTGCGGATTGAACGAATCCCAATGGCGGCCTATGACAAGGGCGCAGGTTTTAGGGGTCATTGTGAAAAGCTGGATTTTATTTGCAACGATATGCGGGTTTGTCAGGCTTGGGAAGATAGAGAGTATGAGGATTGACCTTTTGTCAATTTGTGCGAAAATCAAACCGCTGAGTCTATCTGGCATCCAGCGGCCTTCCCTACATAGGAGTTGTGCATGACCGATGGACTGCGAGAAAACCTAACAAAGGTTTTTATGCTACCTGATTCAGCCGTTGAGTGGTTGATGATGGTGTATGACGCAATCCAAGTCTTTGATGATGTAGCGGATGGCGATACAGTCGAGCGCAAAGACCTAAATGCAGTCATTTGGAATACGCTGGTGGGTATACCCCAGAATGCTTTTTTCATTGCCAACAACCACCATCTAGTGCCTTTGCTGGCTACAAACATTCTCAAGTGGCAAGCATCAGATACGGCAGAGCGCAATAAACAGGCAGATGCCAAATCGTTCATGTGGCGTGCTGGGTATTACGATCTAGTTTTGATGGTGGTTTCGCTAGTGCATGGTGCTGGTTTTGCCACGCTGAATGGTCATCATGTGATGGCCTTATACGGAGAAAAATTTGAAGATTATTTGAAGGAGTTTGGCGATGCCTGATCCAGTCACAGCCCTAGTCGTAGGTGGAACCTCACTTGTAAGCAGTTATGTGCAAGGTGAAGCGGCAAAAAGTGCCGCAGGTACACAAGCGGGAGCCGCACAAGCGGGAATTTCTGAACAACGCACTGCGCTGGATAAATTGCAAGCCCTGCTTCAACCTTATGTTGATGTTGGTGGCCCAGGCATCACAGGTTTAAAGCCATACGCAGAAGCAGGTGCGCCAGCTTTTGAACAACAACAAGCGTTGATTGGTTTGCGTGGCCCAGAGGCAGAACGTGCCGCCATTGAGAGAATCAGTGGCGGGGCAAGATTCCAAG